CCGGCACGGTGAGATTTATATCGGCATAGATGTCGACGCCATAAAATGCATCATTCTCGAAAATCATTTTGCGGTTAAAGACAATGTGCTTGCTGACCTTGTACGGAATCACTACACCCACCACGCCTGTCTGCGGCGGCGTGCCACCCCCACCGCCACCACCGCAATAAAGATACAACTGGTACTGATTCTCGTTGTCTTTAATCGAGTTCGGCCGGCCCTTAAACTGCAATCCGCTCTGGCTCATATCAACCCCTGCTGACTGCTGCCGTGGACCCGGAACTGATTGAGCTTCCAGCCGGTGGTGGTAATAGGCAGATCCACGAATGCCAAAAGCAGCACAATGGCATCACTCGAGTAATTTGCATCCCCTGGCTTCGGAATAACTTTGAGCAGATTCAAATCGTCAATGAAAAGCGTGGCGCCGGCGGCCGCCACAAGCGGATCAGGGCTGCCGGTCAGCAGCTCGTGCTGACGATCGATTAGCGACTGGTCAAAATCATAGGATGGGTAGTAATCAGTCTCGAGCGACCCAATGCCCAGCTTTAGCTTAAAACCGTGGGCCGATGCGGCCGACAGACTAATGGTGAAATACAGCTCCACAATTTGCCCGGCCTCCGGGCGGCTGAGTGTTATCGGGAAAATACGCGATTGCTCGGAGTAATCCGGCGGGATGTAAAAACTGCCGCCATCAAGCTGCGACAGATCCGACGCGTTTGTGGTAGGCAGGGCTTCGAATGGTATCGCTTTCGGTCTTAGGGCTTTATCACCAATCATGCCCTCATTATAGAGCCTTAGTCATGGCCGAGCACTATAAGTTCGGCGCCGGCTTTCATTGCCTGGTCCGTAAAGAATCGAACGTTAGAGATTTGGTTGCTAGAATTCCAAATTGCCTGCAGATCCGTGTATGACGGAACGGTGGCTGCTGTAAGCGCAGTCTGGTGCACGGCAATGTCCTGGACCAACTTGTCCGCACCCGAGGGGTTGTAGACGTCCATCATGTAAAAAGCCACTCCGTCGGCCAGCACGTTGCCCACCTCACAGTCGAACTGTACACCGCCGGTGCCAGTGCCCTGGGCGCCGTGGTTACTGGAATACTGCTCGGCATAATTTGCACCACTGTCACCATTGAACTGGATCCAGCCGTCCAGGCCGGACGCGTTGGCTACCAGCGCGACAATAATTTTGAGGTACTTTTTAGCTGTAAACGAAACCTGCATCTCAGTATCGGCGCCGGTCAAAGTGTCCCGCCCCAGCTCTTTAAAAGCCTGGTTGACGCTGGTAAGCGCAGCAATAGGAACGGAGCTATCGGCAAAGTGCCGCGACAATATTTTGTCGTCGGCGATCCCGGATCCATCGTTGAACGCCGCGTCGTTGCCGCCGAGCAAGTTCCACTTGGTTGCGCTCGGCACTTCGGCAAATACTACTGACCATGCCGTATAACTCATATCAATCGTGTCCGAATACTATTACTTCTGTACCAATCGCAAAGTCGCCGGTGCCGGTGTTCTTCCAGTCAAAACGGGTCACCTGCGTGCTGCTGTTCCACATAAACTGGCCATCAAGCTCGCGCGGTACGTTCGCTGCAGTGAGCGAATCAACCTGGGCCACGTTGCGGAACCAGCCAACTTTGTCAGCCGTACTCGGGTTATACATGTATAGGGTGTTGAGTGTCGATCCGCCGGAAATGACAGCTCCGGACTCGACTGCAATGCTTGATTGTGCAGTCGACGCAGTCTGGGCGCCGTGCTGAACACTGTACTGCTGCGCGTAGTTGGCGCCGGTATCATTTTGCAGAATAAAGTTCGTGTCGAGCGTACCGCCAGTAGCGATACCATTAAATAAGATCATGAGGTACTTTTTAGCGGTGAAGCCCGAAACCGTGACTGTGTCCCCAGCAGAGCCCAAAGTCGTGCGCGCCAGCTCCTCCCACCAGCGAGCCTCGGAGCTCAAGTGTGCCGGCAGCACGTTCGCGTCGGCAATGTGCCGGCTGATAATAGCGTCGTCACCAATAGCGGTGCCGTCATTAAACCCGGCGTCATTGGTGCCCAGAATGTTCCACTTGCTGGCGCTGGGCTGCTCACCGAATACGACTGACCACGCTTGATACGACATGCTATACCTTCATTTCCTCGATTACGAAGCCGTCGACTTCTTTTTTACCGTTCTTCCATGCGTATGGATCACCCTTGCGCTTGCCCAGGCGATCGGCAATTTTAACAAGATCAGACTCACTCGGCCGGGCCGGCGTGATGACGCCTTTCTCTTCGGGAGCCAAAACACTGACATTGCCGCAATAGCAGCGGAATCCCCACTCGCCGTCCAGGCGCTGGCGATGGCCCTCGAGCCCTGATTTATAAACAGCCTGAGCCTTAGTGGCAGCGTTGCGTAATGTTTTATTTGCAACAGGTGGAGTCTCCTCAACACGGCCGGCCGCGGTTATGTGCGCAATGATATTGCCCTTGCAAGTTTCTGACATGCAGCGGACCACTGCAGCGATTTGCCCATTGGCGATGTTGCCGTACATTGACCGGAGCTGTGGGTCCGGTACGTTGGCGAGCATTTCTTTAACTGCATTGTTGGGTAGATTCATGGGTTACTCCTATGGGGCTATTTTATCGGTGCCGCCGATCGAGCTGATTCCGATCCGGAAGTACACGTTCATTGTTCGTTTGCTGACCGTGAGCTTTTGCCGGTAGCCGCTCGAGTTAATAATATCATTTATGCGAATAGCAAAATACTCTTCGTCCGAAATATCATCAGCATAGTGGCCGATGTCGCCAATCTGGAGCTGCGGCACTGCTTTGACAATCCAGTCCTCTTGGTCGTGTTCGCTGGCGCGGTCGTCGAGCAGAATCTGGGCAATAGAGTTGGCGGCCGTTTCGTCCTGGATCAAATCGTTATTAATGTCGACCGGGTGCTCTTCCACGCCGTCCTTGTTGCCAACGCTGGTGTCGTCCTGGACCCGGATATAAATATCGTTTACCACCTTTGCCGGCGTGGCATAAATTTCCAGCTGCGTGAGGTACAGAGTCTTGGTGCTGGCATTCGAAAACGTCAGCTTCATGGCTGTGGAAAACAGATCGGAGCTCACCAGGGCAACGTCAGTGCTGCGGGTGGCGCCCGAGCCGTCGATGACCTCGTTGGTGGCGTAAAGCGAGGTGGTGGCCGAATCAATGTAGTCAGGATCGTCTGCAGACGTAACCGGCAACGCGCCGTAGTCGTCCTTAAAATCGATAAACACCTCAGTGTTGCCGCTCGGAGCTAGCTCGATAATACCAGCGGACTCCCAGAGCTTTTGCTTGGCCTGGACCTGGCGGGCCCGGCTGTACACGTTCACGACATTAATGATGGTGTTATTGTCAACAGAATTGCGCTCGAGCAAGTTCCGCTTCGTGAACTCCCAGGCGATAGTGTGGCTGGCCCAGCTGGTCCGGTTCTGGAACCGCGGCGTGCCATCCTCCAGGATGCTCAGGTTGCCGAGCTCGGCCTCGGCGATGTCGCCCAGGGCGTTGCCCAGCTGCATGCCTTTAGGGAAATAGATAAACGGAATGATAACGCTGCCAGTGTCCAGGTTGAATTGCGTAGGATCCAGGCCGCCTTTGTTTTCAAGCAGATACGAAATGGCTTCGTCGGTCCGGTAGTCCTGCAGGATCACCTCCTCATCAAGCGGCGTGCCCATGATAGATTTTAAGAAATCAATACAGTGGAACTTGGCAGTTTTAGCGCGCTCGTCGATTTCCGGCTTGCCGTCAGTGACGCCAACAAACTTCGGAATAAGCTCGTCCTGGCTGAAGCCCACATTGACCCGGACCGGCCGCCGGGATAGCAAACTGCCATTGAGCGGGCTGCTGGTATTGCTGGGCGTAAATAAGTCGTCGTGGTTGTCCAGGACAATATCGCAGGTGGCAAACGTCAGCGGGTTGGTGGGTGGCTGCGTTTCGCGGTTTACCTCAACCGATAGCACCCGGCTGGAATAATCCTCATAGTCGTACTTGTCCCACTCCTGGATCACGGACCCGGTGCCCTTAATGACGTCGCTGCCGCCGATCGAGCTCACACCGATAGTAAAAAAATCAATGCCGGCGTCGTAATTCTTTAAAAACGAAATCTGAACGCTGGTAAAAATCTTGCGCAGCGCGGCGTCAGTTTTGGTAGTAAATGCGGAGCTAACTGTCTGCATTTTCGGGCTCCAGTACAATCTGCACACCGAGGGCAGCTTGCTGGTCCCAAACGATGTTGCTTTCAGCCGGCATATTTAAAAAGACGCTGACAATGTCCCCAGACAGGCCGGTCCGATCGAACGTTAAAAACTCCTCGTTATCGAACTGGTCCTGGTAAATGGCTTTGAGATCCGCATACTCGTCGGCCGTGAGCGTATCAAAAGTAATCTTCCAGCCGCCCCGCTTATTGAAAATGTCAATGTACAGGTTGCCGGCCAGCGGGTAGTTTTTAGCAATGTTCGGAGTTATGAGCTCCTGGAAGCCATCGCGCGCATAATTCGGGATTACGAACTCCCGGCTAGAGCTAGTTAACTTCATCCAGTGGCCCCCAGAATTTGTGGCTTGCCGGCGCCGGCGCGGCGTCGATCAAGCGCTTTAATGCCTCCCTCGATAATATCAGCCAGCTCAGACTCAGAGCGAGCCATGACGCCCTGTAAGTGGATGTGATAGGTATCACCCCCGCCCTGCTCGCCCCGGCGCGTCTGCTCGGCCGTGAGCACGCGTGTGCCGGGTGGCAGCACTGCAGTCTCGGGACCGAACTCGTTCATGCTGACCATACCGCCGCGGAAGTTCGGAGTACCCATTGCCAGGTGCGGCATTTTAGGAATGCTCCACCCCTTGCCGCCAATGCCCGGAACCCAATCGGGAGCCTTAAAGCTGACGTTGCCCACGGTGCGGTTCCAAAAGTCAGCGATAGCATTAAATGCCGATTTAAACGGACCAGTCAAAACTCCCACGATGCCGCCAATGGCGCCACCGATCCGGCCGGGTAGGTCCTTAAACCACTGGACCACCGCATTGACGATGCCGCCAATGTAGCCCGGCAGCTTACCAAACCAGCCGGTGACGGCCTGGTAGGCTTTGACTGCAGCGCCGGGAATGTTCCCCAGCCAACCGATAAGATTCGAGATCCACTTAATGAGGTTGGAAATAAAGCTGATCACGCCAGAGATGACATTTATCATGACGTTGAAAACATTAATGACCAGCCAGATCTGGGCCACCCAAAGCGCACCCATAATACCAGCGATGATTTTAATGGCAGTCATAAGCGCCGGGTTTAGCGCATTCCAGAGTCGCACAACGGCATCCCACAGCTGCTGCAGCGCCGGCCAGAGATTCTGCATGATAGTGTTCCCCAGCGCGATCATCGACGGCATGATGTAGGTGTTAAAGATATCCACAAGGGCTTGCCAGTACGGTTGTATAAATGCCAACGTTTTGCCAATCCAGTCGTACTTGGCCTGGAGCGCAGCAAGCGCGCCGATCAGAATAACGATAGCGGTAGCAATGGCCGTGAATGGGTTGAGGTTTGCAGCAATAGCGAAACCGATCGCGGCGACCTTTGCGGCCACGAATGCAGCACCGATGCCAATCAGCACGGCTTTGACAGTGTCGCCGTGGGCCACAATCCACTCGAACGCCTTTGCGGCTTTCGGCCCGAGCTTCGCCAGGCTGTCCGTGATTTTAGGCACTAGCTTGCTGAAGCGATCGAAAATGCCCCCCGGCTTAATTACCAGGCCGAGCTCTGGGTCCACCTTTACGCCAATGAGGTTGCGGCCGAACTCGAGCACGGTGTCTTTAAGCGTGGACAAACGGCCATTGAGCGACTCGGCCAAAATGGCAGTACCGTGGAATGCAAAGCCGCCTTTTTTTGTTTGCTCCTCAAGCGCCTGGTTGAACAGATCGGCTGAGATCGTGCCCTCTTCCATTCGCTGTTTGACTTCCTGGACCGAAACGCCCAGCTTCTTGGCCAATATGCCGGTGATAGGAATCTTGTTATTAATCAGCTGCAGCGCGTCCTGGCCCATCAGCTTGCCGGTCGCGTTCACCTGGCCGAATACCAACGCCAGGCTCTGGAAATCAGCGCCAGTAGCGGCAGCGATGTCGCCCAGCATAGTAATGCGCTTATAGACGTCCTCGGATTTAATGCCGAAGCCCAAAAGAATCTGGCCGGCCTTTGCGATATCCGGGAACTCGAACGGTGTGGTGTTCGCATATTTAGCGAGCTGGGCAAAAAGCTTGTTGGCAACCTCCACGTTGCCCGTGAGCACCTCAAACGATTTACTCGTCTGCTGCAGGTCCGCTGCCGACTTCACAAACGCGCCCAGGCCCACGGAACTGGCCGTAGCCAAATAGAACAGCTTCGTAGCCACTCCCTGGATCATGTTTGCGACGCCGCCAAAAGCACTGCTGGCATTCTGTGCAAAGCTCTTAAAATTGAACTTCGACACTGACTGCTGCGCATCGCCAATTTTTTCTTTTACCTTAGCGACACCCTGTTGGACGTCCTCGGTTTTAGCCTTGAACGTAACGAAAATGTCACCGAGATTGAATCCTGCCATAAGCTAATAATATCACTGAACGCGCTGCGGGCCCCTGCCCTTTTTGCGCTTACCCATTACGTCGCGTAATTTCTCCAGGCCGGCCCGGTCAAATGGTCGCTCTGGCGGTGTTGCCTCGCCTCCGACGCGCATGCGGTCAATCTGCTGCAGCCAGTTCGTGCGGTCCTTTTGCGGCAGATCGGTTTTAGTAAGGACCTGAATCTCGAGCTGATCGATAAACATGTTCAGCTGACGCTTTGCAATTACCGGGAAAAGCGAGAACACCTGGACCGGGTAAACACGTTCCAGGATGTATTCTGCAGTCCAGCCATACTCTGATGCGAGGGTATCAACCACGTCCCAGAGCCAGTCATCGACGTCGAACTCTACGCTTGCGGTGTCGCTGGGTTTTCGGCCGCCGGTTGACTGGTCGGTACTTGGCCTGGACCCATAATTTTTTTTACAGCGGCAACGATCCTCTTGTAGTCATTAAGCTCAAGCTCCGCGGCCAGGACGTCGATGTTGTCGGCCAGATCGAGCTGCTTAAGATGGAACTCCGCATCCTTATCAGATGCCACCGCTAATACTGCACAAAACTCTGGTAGCGAATCCGCAATGATTTCCGGGAGCTTCGCAAAAAGCACTTCGTTATTCGACAGGTCCTCTTTTGAGGTTCCCCCAATAAAATCGCCCAGCTGCTTGGGGAGCGTTTTCAGCGTCCTCAGTAACTCGGCGTAGTCTTGCATTGCTAATTTTTTAACGACCACCGGACCGGCACTCGTATTCACTTCGATAGTTTTGTCCATATTTACTCCTGGCGGGGCACTCACAGTCCCTCGATGCCAATTAACTTTATAGAGAGTCGCCGATCAAACCAAGCAGGTTGCCATCGACGCGGGATTCGTCCACCAGACTGTGGAACTCGGCCTCGATAATCGTTTCACCGTCATTTTTGTACGGCAAGGTGATCTCGTTGGTTACATGAGCCTTATAGATGGTGACGTCGTCCGACTTGTCGCTGTCAGCATTTACAACCGGGTGTAAACGGACAGCCTCTGCAGCAGTGCTCGAGCGTTTGCCGGCAATCGAACCGATGCTGACGCCCCCGCTGAGAGTATTGGCGTGCGTGATCGCCTCTTTAATGTTGGTGAGGGTTGCCTCGGCCATCGGAACGACCGCGAAAAAGTCCTCGCCTACCAAAAAGCGCTCTGCGACACCGGCGAACTTATCCACCTTAGTCTCATGAAACTCAGGCGCATAGTGCACTTCGACACCACCAATGGTGTGACCCACGTGGCGGCCACCAACGTACACGTCGCAAACCCCTAGATTGACATTTAGGATGTTACTCATGAGTTTCCTCTTTCTTTAAATTACTCGATGGTCCCGGTTTCCGCTTCGACCTATACGGCCGGAATACCATAATTGTTATTCTACCGCACCTAAAGCATTTTAAGCGAATGCGGCCCTTCAAAATGTACTCATCGCATAAAAACGCCCGGCAATGCTCGCACCGGACCTCGCGATAGATCCTGCCCTCGCTGTCGGTTTTAGGCATCATGATGCCGTCGGGCTCGACGGTTTCAGTGTGCCGGCTGGTGGGCTCGTTAGGGAGTTGGGTCATAGTAGTGATATTCGACCAGGTAATTTGTTGAGAACTCGTCCCGGCCCTGGTCGTCCTGGCCAAGCGGACCGCCCTCATATTCGGCGTGGCAGCGCAGGATCCGAATGTATGGATCCGTGGTGGTATTAACCCCATGTGGCAGGATCACGCCAATCATGCCGTGCAGGACGTCCCTGGCGCCCTGTGCGAGGTCCGCGGCGTCATTATAGCCAGTAGGGCCACTTCCGCGCGTAATGAGCTGGAAACGCGGGAATTTAAGCCCAGGCACATCACGCTGCGCGCCGATCACGGATCCAGTCTGCCCAAACAGCGCAATAGCGTCGTCCGGCTTGCTGGGGAGCTGATTAACAAAGATTTTGCCACTGGTAGCGGCGCTCTGGCGAATAAGCTCATTGGCCAGGCAATCCAGGATGTCGAGTTTGTTTGCCATTAGAATAACCTCGTCTGTATATTACGCCCAAACACCAGGCCCAGGCTATTTGCATTGTTTCGGATCGGGTCCTCCAGGTATTTGCCCTTGCGGCCTTTCTGGAAGTGATACTCGGGGTGCTCGTGCAGCCGGGCGGCATAGCGGGTGTGGTAGCCCAGGATGGCGTCACCATTAGGCAAAACCTCCACTGCTCCGCTGTTCTGCAGCGTGCCCTCGTCGTGCGGCACTTCGAACTGGCTCAGTCGCAAAACCTCGTCTGCAACAGCCTGATTCGAATCGGCCGTAGCCTGCGGCAATTTAGCCACCAGGCGATCCATAGTGGCTGTGACGTTTCGGGCGTCAACCTCAACTGCTAGCATAGTCCCACTCCTGCAGCATGAGCTCGTAGTGATGGACCTGGCCATTGCGGCCGGGAGCCTCGGCAATCTCGATGCACCGGTACGTCGTGCCGCCGTACTGGACCCGGGCGCCGCGGGTAGGTACAAAGCCGGTACCGATCATGGCCTGGGCGTGAATGGGCTCACGCTCGCGCTCGGCCGTAACGATAGTTTTATAAACGCGCTCGAACCGGCAATTGACCGTTGACTCAGAACCAAAAGAATCCCGGCCGTGCAGATCCGGGGTGTTGTTTTTATTGGCGATTTCCAGTGACTGGTTTAATAGGCCGGCAAAGCTCATGGGTGGTCCACCGCGATCACGCCGGTGGAGTTTTTGTAGCCCTTAAGCAAAGCCCGGGCTTTCGGGCTGACAAATTTAACAAGCGCGGACTGTCCGGCATTACCGCCGCGCGAGTAGCTGTAGTTCATAATGCGCTCGCTATCCATTTCGGAATCGTCGCCAGTAAAGTAGTCGTCGCCCATTTCAATAACGAACTCGGTCTGGGCAATGGTGGCCTCACGGATCGCCTCGGGAATAAACTTGTGGAAAACTGACGAACCGGACAGGATCCGGTTGTCTTTGTAGCGGGGAAATAGACCCAGCTGATAAATACGATAAACGCTGGTGTCGTCGAGCGCTGGGTTAAACGGATCGCCCTCAAAAGTTAGTGAGCGGCCGTCCCGGGAGCTGGCAGTAATGAATCGCTGCTGCCCGGCGCCGGAACCGGCAATGATGTGGATATAACAATAAGCATAGGTGTTGTCCGTAACAAAAAGCGGGGAATCGACACGGTCGTCGACGACCTCGCCAGTAAGGGATGCGGTGACCTGGCCAGTGGCCTCGGCTTTATAGAACCGATCGGCGCGGCCGACGTAGGCATCAATGAGGGATTCGGCCAAAGCGACCTGGGCTTCAGTGGCCCCGGACACCTCGCTGGTTTCGATGTAGTTGCGACGTAGCATATTCGAATTATAGCACCGAAAACAAAACAGCTGCTATCCCGGAATTAGCAGCTGCTCTGTGCGTCATGCCGGCCAGGCTTTAATGGGTCACTGTGCCTAGCGCTGCGCCCCCAGGTCGGCTGGGCTGCCGCCACAATCGGCGGTCTTGTCCGGCGCATAAAACTCGGTCTGACTTGCTAAAAATATCTGACTCGAAGTTGGTTTGCAAGTAACAAACATACAGACACCCCCTCACGCGTAAGGGTGCACTCCCCCGCTCCCCCGGGTTGACTCCAAGAAAAAAAAGTTACAGGGGTACTTTACTTTTTATTTTTTTTATGGTGGGGCAGGGGAGCGAACAAGTGTTCGTTTTAACAGGGGTAACAAAAAAACGGCCGATTTGGCCGCTTTTCTGCCGGGGAAGGGGTCGGGGAAGGGGTTTATTGCCCGTTTGTCGGGTTCAGACCTTTGAACAAAATATTGTAACTAAAGGCTGAAGCCAATAGAATCGCCAGGCCAAAGCCGATGTAGGCCAAAGCGCTGTCCAGGAGCAAGTTAACGTTGCCAACGTACAGCGAAATGAGCGTAGCGATCACGGAGCCAACGGCTGCGGTGAGCCGTGGGTACTTCTCCGCCGGCACGGGAATCCGGCCGTCCTTTAATATCTGGGTAACAGCCGAGATGCCGACGCCAGACACGACAATGTAAAGTGCCAGGGCCACAAACGGCTCAAGCGTGGTGCGGATCCCGACCAGGTCAGTGACCGCAAAAACTAAGTTAAACATGATACCTCCTTATGGTATGCGAACCACTTGCCCCGGATAGATTTTATTCGGGTCAGCGATTCCGTTATAGGCAGCCAGCCGTTGATAGGTGGTGCCAAATTTTGCAGCAATGCCTCCGAGCGTGTCGCCAGACTTAACGACATAAGCTCGAGCGGCCGGCGCCGGCGATTGACCGCCGCCTGGAATGGTTAGCCGTTGGCCAACATAAATCTTGTTAGGATCCGCGATGCCGTTGGCTGAAGCAATCGCCTGGTAGCTGACGCCATAGCGACTGCCGATAGCGCTGAGGGTGTCCCCTGACTTAACTACGTACACCTGGCCACCCGACACTGGCTTCGGAGCCGGCGTGGATCCAGACAGTCGTAGCACCTGGCCAGGATAGATTTTATTCGGATCGGAAATGCCATTAATGGCAGCAAGGGTCTGGTAGTTAGTGCCGAAACGGCTAGCAATTGAGCTTAGAGTATCGCCGGACCGAACAGTATAGGTCCCGGTGGCTGGCTGAACCGGAATTGGCTCAGGCTTAGGAGCAGCGCCCCCGGCTTGCCATTGGCCGTAATTTTCCTTGCGGGCTTCGCAGAAATCAACCGCACCGTTTAGATCCTGACCGTTTTTGTACTGATAAAGATGGATGTCGGGATGGACGTTGCCGCCGGACCAGGCATAAGTCTGCCAAAGCCACTTGGCCGTGCCATTTTCGCGGCAGCGCTTAACAACCCAATAACCGGCGTACACTCCAACACGGTCCGCACCGATCACCTCAGCTGCCCCGCGCAAATATTCATCGATTAAAGCTTGGCCAGCCTCGGGAGCATCATAATCAACCGCAAAATAGACTGGAGTGCCGGCTGGGAAGCCCAGGGCCTTTAACTGGCGGTCTGACTCAGCCGCATCGGCTTTACCAGCACCGCGGCCCTCTTTCGGCCGGCCGACATAGGATTCGAACACCATAGCGATAGAAACGCCATTATTTAGCAGATCGTCGCGCTCTGCAGCGCCCAGGCCCTTGCCACCGTGGCCAGGGTACGGAATATAGCGGACCGCAAAATGCTTGCCGGCATCCTTTAGTGTTTTGCCGCCGGGTCGCGCCCAGCTGTAGTCAACTCCTTGTAACGCCATAATGTCGGGTCCTCCTTAGAGCCCAATTATATCACTCATTGTCGAACGCAGACATTCGTAAAGGGGATACATACCGGGATGCCCAGGACGCGGGCTGGCGGCCGTTCGGCCGGCTGTTGCGGTGTAGTAGGCTGCGAGGGCTGGACCGGGGCCTCGCCAGGCGTTCCTTCGTTTTCGGTAAACGGTGCGGTATTTTGCGGGCCCTGGGTATTAGGGCCCTCCGTGGTGGGGTGGATATCAACGCCGGGCACGGCCTGGCCATTTTGCTCATAGGTGCATTTATCAAGATCCGTCAGCACTCGAGTCTGGCGATCGGTGGTGGCAAAAAAGCGAGCAATGCACTGAATGTAGCGATTAGTCTGCTGGTTGAGCCCTTTATTTTCTTCGCCCAGGCGCTGGTTAGATTCCTGCAGCACCTTGAGGCTTTTAGCACGCTCTGACGACTGACTCTGGAAATTATTAATCACCACGAACTGCGCAGCAACGAGGCCAACGAGAATCAGGCCAATAATGGTCATGAATACAGATTGTGCCAAACGAAACCTCCGGTCGTTTTTCTCGATCCGATGCAGCAGATCGTAGTGGTCCTGTTTTTCAGCGGGCGTCATGATTTGCGCTCCTTACGTAAGAATTGTACCAGGCCCTTGATTTCGTTGGTTAGTTTCACGAGTTGCGGGGATCCCTGCGCGAGCCCCTTGAGAGTTTCGATCTGTTCCGCTTGGCTATCGCGCTGTGCACCGAGTGCCGCATTATCCTTTTCCAGCCGGGCAATAGTCCCATCGCGCAGCTCAATCTCCCGGGCTTGGTAGGCAATAATCGAATCACCTTTTGCCTTTGCGAAGTATCCGACAGCACCACCAGCAAG